TTGTTCCACTGTATTTAATAATTCTTCTTAATTGCCCAGCACCAGTTCCTGAGATAACATAAACTGATGAACCATTATAATATTTGTCGATTGAACTTGGTGGATTATCTCCAGCAGCAGATAATCTTAAAGTAGTTACACCACCTGCCTCGACTGCACCATTAGCAACATAGTGATACCCAGAACCAGTTAGAACTGTTTCGGCAACTTCAATTGAACCATTTACGGCTGCTTGTTGAACTGCCCATTGTCTATCACCTTCGATACCACCATCACTAGCAGATAATGTTTTAACTGGAATATGTGTAGCAGTTTGGAATTTATTTGAATCACCTAAAGAAACTGTATACATATACTTCCAAGTATAACCATCAGAAGTTGTAAAAGGTAGAGTTGAGAAACCAGTTGGTTTTACTGTAGAAGCAGCACCTTTATTATTGTATAAACATTTGTATACATTGTTTTGATTCGTAAGAACCCAACCCTTTCTTTCATAGAAGTCTTTATCTGTATGACGATACATCGCATAGACAGTTCCTGAAGTCCAATCATATCTTTCAGTTACATGCGAGTAGTCACCTTCATTGACTTTCTTAGCACCAATCATTTCTCTATGAACTTGATGTCTTAGATAATCATCTGTATCAGTCGGTTCGACTGGAGTTGGTTCATTCGGCCATGCTAATTGACGACCAATAGCAACATATAGTATTACAGATTTTTTAGTCGAACGACCGTCACCAGACCCATTAATTGCCTGGGCAAATGCTTTCGCATTTGAGATTGATAATTCTTTCGTTGCGTATGTATATGTTGGCATTAAATACTTCCCGATTCGTAATAAACATTAGCACCAGACAAATTACTATTTGCCCATGCTATATTAACATTAGCAGCAGTATCACTCGATACAATATTTAGTGGTATTGAATAGAACTCACCGTGAGCATATTCAATGATTACAGTTCCATTGTTAGCAAACTCATTTGTAAAGGTTGTGCTACTGCCAGTTAAATCATAACTACCATTATTTATACTGATTGAACCATTTCCTTGTAATCGTTTTTTGTTTGATGTTGTTGCTGAAACTTCAACCCTAACATTTGCTTGAGAACGATAACGACCAAACAACGCCTGACCCGCAGGGTGAACGAGTTTTAATACCACATCTCTATATCTGTCAAGTGAAATTCCCGACACAACTTCGTATGCATATTCTTGGTAATAATCAGAATCTTGTAAATAACCTCTTAGTGAAGATATATGACTTCGAGTAGTTGCGTAATAACCTTCTGCGTTAGCAACACCTTCTAAATCTAAAGTAACCTCAGCACTTGATGCGTTAACTCTATCAGTTGATTCGACTGTTACTGTTTCATTATCTTTATATGAGAAACCAGAATCAAGAACTCTTAATGCTGAGATAACACCGTTCGCACCAACTGTTCCATTGATTCTAGCGTTGTTACCTAATACACCTTCATCTCTAACAAATACAACTTGACCATTACCAATAGCACCACCAGTTGTAATTTTACTTCTGGTATCTGAACCCATACCTTGTGTGTAAGACGAGTCATAGATTTCGAAATGAGCAGTCGCATTATTTGCCCAGTTAATATTTCCTGGACTTCTTTGTAATTCATCTTGCCATACACGAACTGTCATTTCATAAGTTCCGTTAGCATATTGTGACACATTGATTCCTTGATTAGGAATAGCACCACCCTTAACATGCGATGTTACACCAGTTGAAGGTTGAACTACTTTATCATTTGTATCTAGTTTAGTAAACGCACTATTACCAGTTCCCCAGTTTACATCATCTGATTGTAATGTAATATATGCTTCACCAATACCTAAAGCAGAAATGTCTGAATCAACAACTGAGATAGTAGGAGCAACCGTATAACCAGTTCCACCAACCTTTAATGATAGTTGGTCAATAGTTCCAATAGTTGTTGCCTTAAATAATAATGAATCAGAAAGTTTTGTGTAAATGTTTTCTACGGTCGTATTTGAAGTTGTTGATACTACATTACCAACAGTCGTATTCGCACCTACAATTCTTAAACCTTCATTTGATAAGAAAGACCTCATCGGACCAGTGTCATACTGACTTGATAAATTAGCAGTTGTATTTGAAGTTACATTTACTGTATACAAATCTCTATCATCAGCACCACCTACACCTCTTGTGTAACCATTAGCAACTAATGCCACAGATTTAACTACACCAAACGCACCGGATGTGCGACCTACTAATTCTGTTCCTTCTGTTAATGGTGATAAAGAAGTGTTTGCTATCCAACCAATCTGAAGGACATGATGCCCAACCGTGTTACCACTAAAGGTTGAGACAGTTCCCACTGTAGTGCCGTCTGAGGTTTCGATATTTACCTTTTCACTGGAAGAAAAGTTTTTATAACCATTTATATCAAGAACTATATCTGTAGAGTTATATGCCCTTTTAATAAAGTTTACTTTCGCATTAGCACCAGTAGTAACACCAAACAAAGAATCACCAACTGAGATACTTGGGTCTGAAGTATTTGCGATTACAATAACTGCGTTAGCATGGTCGTGAAAGTCTGTTCCTGAAGTTACAATTTCACCAGACTCAGGGAAACCATAGTTAGGACTTGATAGTGGTGTATTCGCAAAAGTATCTGTTCTACCATATCCAGAAATGATTGGTGCTAATTCACCAAAGATATTATTACTCGTTACTAAGTTTGTATTTCTTGCTACTGCGAATGTATCACCCAAATCAGAAGGTGTGATTACAAAGTCAGCATTAATACCATCACCACCACTGATTGTAATATTTGTTGAACCTTGTGTTGAAGAAGTATAACCAGAACCACCATCTAAAAGGTTAAATGTAATTGTTCCACCTAAGTTATCGATTTTAGTTACAACTACTTTAGCAAACTTACCAGTGTCGTCAGACAATAGGTCAACCACATCACCAACTTGATACTGAGCTCCAGGACTTACAATAGTTACACTATTAATACCTGCTTCAGCAATTGGTGCGTGTCCAGTTGAACTTATATCTGATTTTAAACGAATAGGTTCTAAGTGAACAAAAGTTCCTTTTACATTTGATATAAGAACTTGCATTAACTTACGACCACGAATTGTTCTTACTACACAATCTTCTACTAATGCCTCAGCATTCGAATCATTACCTTTAATTGTTTTACCAATAAAGTTAAATGTATTTGAATCGTAAGGAACAATTAAATATCTGTCAATTCTCCAATCACCATCAGACACCTTTAACATTTGGTCTGCTGGATAAACACCATCTACATCTTCGTTATATAAAGAACGGAATAATAAATGGTATGAAGCCTCTGTTCCTCTTGTTTCATTAAAGAACTTAATTGCTTTTGCTAATAGTCTTTTATCAGCAAGTGTATCGTTAGGAATAGAAGGTAATAAATCTTTTCTGAAGTATTCTACATATTCATCTAAAGTTGTATCAATGTCTTTATATGATTGTAGATTAGAAATACCATCAGTTAATTTACCAGTTTGCTCTAAGTATTCATAATATGCCTGAATAAAAAGCAAAAAGTTTTCACCGTCTTCTTTATAGAAGTCGGGAAATTGATTTTTAACAAGAGTTGATATCTTGTCTGTTACTGCCATTATGTGTTCTCACCAATAGAATTTATCGTAGCATCACTACCATTCATAATTAGAATTTGTTCTCTGACTGGTATGATATCTAATCTATCAGGAACACAAGATACTTTTATTTGAATGTCAGCATAAGCACTTGGTTTAAATGCGTTTATGTCTACATCACCAGTTGTGTAATCAATTGTTCCTGCGTTAGCAACAACATTGACTTTGTTTTTATCACTATCAAAACGATAGATATTTACATTACCGTTTTCATCGTCATCTAAGAATGATAAGAACCCATTGTAAGTGAACTGTGTCGACTCAAGTGTTCCCTTACGAATAGGGTTATTAAATCTCAATTCCACTTTCTGCTGAACATTCGTATCAGGAACGAATCGTTTCTGCATCTTTAATGATACATCATTATTTAATACTGCCCCACTAGAAGTATTGTCCAATGCTCTAGTAAAACGAGAGAATCTCAAACGATTACCGAATCTCTCTAAATTATTTGTAGACCAACTATTAATAACTGTTTGAATATTACTTTCAATTTGTGTTGAAGTTAATGTTGTCGCAGTCGCATCATAATAAGTAGTTACATTAGGAATTAAATAAGTGTAATCTGGGTCTATGACTACTGGGTCGATTGCTAGAGGAACTCTATCTAAAATAGATTCTCTAATATCTTGTTTTCTTTGAACCGTAGCAAACTCTTCACCATAAGGTTTAACAGCAATATAAACCTTACCATAAACTTTTGGAGATGCTTCTTCACCACCATAAGCAATTACTGATTGTAGGTCTGTATTTTCGTTAAGAATAATTCTTGTATAGTCACTGTTAATTATACAACGATTTTGTGTTTGATAGTTTCTTGGTGCATTGTATTTAATTGATTCAATAGTTTCTGCCTTATGACCACCAGTTGCCTTAGAAACTAAAGTGACCGTAGCACTTGTATAAGACATACCAACATTCAGTGTGTCTACTGAGAAAGTATCAGCACCATTTGTTGCTGGACCACTATTTACTAAGTATTCAACAATAATAATATTACCGTTCTTAACTTGTTTACCTAAGATACCATCACCAAATACTAATTCATATTTCTCATCACTTGCTTCTTGTAAAGAATAAACTGGTGATGTTGTATATACTTGTTTAATATTTGTCAGTCTTACAAACTCAGTTGTAGTAGTATCTGAAGCAGATTCTTGAACCGAAACTGAGATACTTGATGTATCTACATTTTTGTTTGGTAAAATAAATCTTTGTGTTCCAGAAGCATCAACTGTGAATCTGTGTGTTAAGGCATTACCTTCACGAATCGCAACATTTGTAGAAAATGTATTTGAACTGTTTACAACTTTTGTCGCAGCAACTGTATTGAATGTATATGTTAAATCGTCAATTGTTGTTGTGAATGTAGAACCCTTTGGTATAATAAAAGAAGCAACCGAATTGTTTGCTCCCTGAAAGTTAAGATTAATAATTGCGTCAGCACCTTTAGAAGAAGTCGGTAGATAACCTAACTCCTTCGCACGAGATACAACTGAATCTCTTTGTTGAGCAGTATCCAAAAACATTTCATTACCTACCATATTTAAATAGTAAGCATTATAATGAGTGTTATAAGCAAGAACATCTAACAATGTAGAGATTGCCGAACCCTCAAAATTATAATCTTGAAAAGCATCTTGTGTGCTTAGATAAGTTTTTAGATTAGAACGAATATCTTCGAAATCTAACTCACTGACTTGTAGGTATGTATTTGCTGACATATTATCTTACTCTTTCTAGTATTACATCCAAAACAATTGGACTTGGGTCATTTCTAATTGTAAATGCCACTGATACAGTTAAAGCATTTAAATCTGTTCTGTCTTCAACTAAAACCTCTACTACATTCGCACGAGGTTCGTAGTTTTTAATTACTTCTTTTACTGCTCTCTCCATCTGTTGTTTAATGATAGGAGACCAGTTTTCAAATAGATAATAACGAATACTACACCCTATGTCAGACTTGAATGGTCTTTCATAGTAGTCAGTCAATATTAGTGATTTAACAGATTGCCTTACCGCATCCCTATCTGTCTTGCGAGTTGGATTACCCGTGACTGGATGTGGTATAAATGCTAAATCTAAATCACTGAATATTGTGTCTGCCATTAACTATTTTTCTGTTCTTGTATTTCTTGTCTTCTTACTTTACAAAGTTTACCAATCTCAGATAACGCCTTTCTGGCACGAGTCCCTGCGGATTTGTTACCAGTTTCAAACTTTGCGTTTTCAGTTTGATAAGTTTCAAATAAGTTTACTATTACATCGTGATTTTCCATCATCAATCTCCATATTAAAAAAATGATATAATCTATTTATATCAATTACAGAAGACATTCTCAGAACCACTGGTTATTTCACCATTGTCTGTAGAATCTCCTAACCTTGCCATTGCCTTGTTATTGACAAAGACATTTGGTGAACCTACATTTATATTAGCATTATGTCCAACACATACTTCTCCTGATAGGATTGTATGTGGTGCTGTTGGGTCACCTTTTCTTTCTGCCTTTCTATTATTAATAAAGACATTTTCTGAACCACCTACAACTGTTGTAGTTGCGTCACAACCGTGTCCAGTTGTTGTGGTATCATTAATTCTAGCTGCTTTAGGCATTAGTATATTGGGTCCAATGTAATTTTTTTCGGGTCAGAATATTGTGCTGATAATCTTTGCTGAGTCACAGCACCAGTCCTATAAGCAATATCTGCGTCTTTCTTATACCCTTTATTGGTTCTATTAAATGTTAAACCCAAACTTCTCATCTCAGCATCAATCTCTCTTACAGTATCTAATGTAAATAAAACACCTGCTCTATTTAAAATTGGATAAATGTGTTCTTCAAAAGTTGTGCACTTGTTTAATGCAAGATAAGAATATACTCTTGCCATAAACTCATCTTCTATGGCTTCTCTGCTATATACTTCAAGTGCAGTAAATTTATTAATTACATTTGCCATTGCTCTGGTTTTGTTTACCTTGTCAGCATACTTGTCTGGACCGTCTTTAAAAACATCATAAAGATTATCAACTTCTTCTTTACTTAATAATACTTTTCCAGAAAGAATACCGTCTTCGCCCCATTTTGCTTTGTGGTATTGATGTCCACCAATTTCGTGTAATATAGTTTCTAATGGACTTTCTGAAGTTTCCATAAGTGCTAAGTTATCATCTTTTCTCTCACCCAAAACAGTTGTCCTATAAAACATAAATCCTAATATGTTAGCATCTGGTTTATATGTTGGGTCGGTATAAGTTACACCGTTCCCATCTTCATCAAAATGATATCTTCCTATAACTTTTCTGAACACATTTAATGGTGTAGATTTGCTTACCGTCTTTTCTAATGTGCCATATAATTCTTCTGCATTAGCATTTCTCATTATGTCTTCTCTACACAAATCTAACATGAGTAATATTAATTCTTTAGTGACTTCTGGTGTATAATAATAGAAATAAGTGGAATCCATTCTATCATATTTTTTAGGTGAGTCTGCGAAAGTAACTTTCCCTTTGTTATATGTGTCATCAATTCTAGCAACTAAAACATCACTCTCACCACCAATTTCATTTAATGTGTCTGGTGCGTTTAATGTTAGATTATACTCAGTATTATCCTTCACCCAAGTTTTCAAGAAAGGTTCTGGATCTGTTTGCCAATTAAGTTCATTCAAGAATTCGTTTACGATTTTCTTCATCCAAGTTATTTGATTATCGTAGGCAGGTGTTCCAACTTCAAACTGTGGGCAAGGTTGTTTAGTAATTGTTTTAACATCTGCCTGAACTGCATCTCTTTGGTCTGATTTAATTACACCAAAAGGTGTTTGAATATCTTCAACTTCTCTTGTGTCACCAGTAGCATAATCAGGATTTAAGTCAATACGAGGTGCGATTAGTCTCATATTACCACCACTGATGATATCAGTCTTACCACCGACACTCATTTTAAAATCACCTAATATATCTAAATTACAATCACCATCAACATAAACATTTAAATTACTTCTACGAGAGATATGAATATTTGTGTCACCCATTGTTACAACATAGTTGTTTGATACAACTCTTGTGACTTTAGTTCCATCTGGATGTATCTCATAGAATGTTCCAGACTTATGTTTCTCTCTAATTCGTTCAGCACCAGCAGTGTCGTCATATTCTTTTATATGACCACTTTCAGATTCGAATACTTGATTGTGTGGATATTGAGGGTTGTATGGTGAAGGTGGTTCGTTGATAACATCATCAGGACTATAGTTTCCTACCTTCTCACCTCTTGCTAATTTATTTACATCAGACTCATTTATTGTTTTTGGATAAATCCCTGCAGGGTCGTAAAATCCTTTTGTAGTATCTGCTAATGAAGAAGACATACTTGGTATTGTTCCAAGTATCATAGGGTTTTGTGCTTCTTCGCCGTCAAGGAAGAAACCCATTACCCACGAACCTTCTACAATACCAGTAGGAGATTTACCAATACCACTAATAGAGGCAGAGTCAACACTGTTGACTACAGTTGCCCAAGGGAGCTCTTCAGTTGGAATTAGGTCTTTGTCATCTGTGTGATATCCGAAACAACGCACACGAACCCTACCCATTTTAAGGGGGTCTGTTCGTTCTTCAACGACACCGATAAACCAAGTGAACCCTTGTCCACCCAAAGAGTTATTAAACATTATTTTTTCTTTTTCTTTATCCTAGCAAGAAACTTTTCTCTAGCGGTAGTTGCTTCTTCAACAGTTTCTTCTTCAACTGGTGCTTCTTCTACGATTTCTTGAAGAACTTCTGGTTCAACTGGAGTTGATACTTCTGGTTCTACAACCTCTTGGATAAATTGTTTCTTTTTAATGT